AGAGTCAGTTTGGAAACCTTTTGAGTCTGTTGATGAAGAAGCACGAAACATTTTGATATGAAATTATCTCATTGGTATGGTCGTTTAGGTAACAACATTCAGCAGGTTGCTAATGGGTTGATGAGTGCTCAAGCATACAAGACGACTTTTGAAAATACCCTTGACCATAATATTATTGAAAAGTTTTCTTGTAGTTTTGGAGACAACAAAGTTGATGCCTCAGGAAAGTTTTTCTATTGGGACGGTCCGTTCAAAGAAGTCCCGATTGATAAGAGTGTTTGCTTTACGCAGATGCGTTCGTTTTGTAAGGAGTTTGTTCGCCCCAAACTACGACTACCCAAAGTGGATGTTGATACTGATACTCTTGTTATTCATATTAGGAGTGGAGATGTTTTTGACCAAAGGGTTACTAACCCTAATCAATATGTTCCTAATCCTTTTTGTTTTTATTCTGCATTGTTGGAGCAGTTTGACAAGTGTATCGTAGTCACTGAAGATATAAAATATAATCCTATCGTCAAAGAGTTGGCATGGTACCCTAAGGTTACTATCCAATGTACAAGTGTAGAAGAAGACTTTGCTACGTTGTTGAATGCAAAACATCTTGCTACCTCTGGTGTAGGAACGTTTGCAATAGCAGCAGCGTTATGCAGTGACACTGTAGAGAACATATATTGTACGAATCTACATATAATGGAGCATCTAAACTATCAGATGCTGTATAATACTGACATTACCATCCACATGATGGTTTTGGATAACTACATCAAAACTGGAGAATGGACTAACAGTGATGAGCAAAGAGAATTCCTCTTTTCTTACCAGGCATAGACTTAGTGATGGGTTAGTGACGCAGATTGAAAGTCTGTGTAAAAAACTTCCTTATTATTATTTTGAAGACTGTGCCTACGGAAATGATCCTCACCCTCTAAGGACGGTGATGAACCCATATTTTAGTGCTACTTTGTTGGGTGTAGATGGAAACATTTCACCATTCTTTCGCGAGTTTCCTTGGAACTCTATCGGGAGAGAGATTGGTATGCCTAACAACCCAATGATGAGGTCTCATATGACCTTACAATATCCACGATCAGAGTCGTTTGGTATTCCCCACAACTCACATATAGATGATGACCGTCCACACATTGTAGGGTTGTATTATCCTAATGATGCTGACGGAGATACTTTCTTTTTTGATGGAGACCAAAATGTCATACATAGAGAACCTCCGGAGCGAGGTAAAATGGTTACTTTTGACGGAAAGCAATACCATTCCAGTTCTTCTCCAATTACTGGTGTTAGATTTACTTTGAATATCAATTATTGTCCATGAAAATCTTCGACGTATTCACTTTTTATAATGAATTAGATCTACTAGAACTGAGGATGAACATCCTTGGAGACTCAGTAGATTATTTTGTTATCAATGAGGCAAACATTACCTTTACAGGTAAACCCAAACCACTTTACTTTCAAGAGAACCGTAAGCGGTTCAAGAAGTGGGAGGATAAAATCATCCACCAGGTTACCATTGATGATAACAAAACTTTTGAGGCATACTATTCTGACATTCCCTATCACAGGAGCATGTTGGAAGAGAACATCTATCAACTGCCACTACCATACCAACGTGCATGCTTCCATAAAGATAGTGCAATTTATGGTCTGTTAGGTAAGGCAGAGGACGACGACCTTATCCTTACGAGTGATGCTGATGAGATCTCTAACCCTGAAGCATTGAAGTGTCTAGATGAGTGGTTTGATCCTAACCATCACTATGTTTTGACAGGTCCTTTGTTTTACTACTACCTCAATGTAAAGTGTGAAGAGCAGTGGATGGGCACAAGAGTGTGTGACTTCAAGACTCTGAAAAGTATGAGTGTTGATAAACTCCGTCAGTCTCATAAAAATGCATACAAAATTGCTGATGCATCATGGCACTGGAGTTTCTTTGGTGATGCTGACACTGTGCGACAAAAAATGGATGCATATGAGCACCAAGAAAACAACTTGGAAGAGTATCGTTCCAGTATGGAGGATAGGATCGAACAGAACCTAGACCCATATGGTAGGACATATCTTTATCAACCAACTGTTGTAGAAATTGATGAGACTTTCCCTAAGTATGTCCAGTCTCAGAAAAATCGTAAACTCAAAAAGTTTGTAAAAGAATCATGAAATTACTCCATGGACCTGGGGTATCAAATCATTGTGACTATACCTTTGGAGACCAGGCAGGGGTTATAGGTAATGTGTATGATTCTTTTATGAAAGTTGCTAGTAAAAAGAACAAGGAGTTTATTGACCTAGTATCTAAGACAGATAAAGAGGTCATAACTCTCTTCATTGATAACATTAGATTATATAATAGAAAGATTGTATGTAATAATACTAATGATCAGAAGTGGGTTGATGATCTACAGAAAAATAATAACCTGATAGAACTATGTGCTTCTCTTGATAAGAAGTTTATAATTTTTTGCAATAATGAAGACACTCCTGTAGAAAATGATATAGATATTCCAGACAATGTATTAGGTATCTTTGCAGCAAACGCAGTAGGATTCAAAGACAAACTTTATTCTTTTCCTTATGGTGTCGGTAGGAAACTACATCAGCAAGACAATAGGCACAGTATTCTGTTGGAAGCAATGGAAGAAGATCCTAGACCCAGAAAACTTCTGTACATCAATCACTCAGAGCACACTAACCTCAGTGTTCGTGGTAACATCCGCGAAATGTTTAGTGGAATCTCCTATGCTACGATCGGACAAAGAGTTGGATACCGAGATTACCTAAAGGAACTGCAAGACCATAAGTTTATGATCTGTCCTCAGGGTAATGGAGCGGATTGTCATAGAAACTGGGAGGTGCTCTACCTGAAGCGTGTTCCTATCATGCTAAAGAATGAATACCTTCAAGAGTTATATAAAGACTATCCGGTTCTGTGGGTTGATGACTTTGGTAAGATCAATAAGACATTGTTATCAGATGCTGAAGATTTATATGACAGGGCTAGAAATATTGACATCAATCTGCTAGACTTATACTCAGTATTCAACAGAGCAGTGAAACGTGCTAAAAATTCCTGAAGTCACACTGCTCATGCTAGCAGATGTTGATATTCCTGAAGCAGTCTATGCGGTAAATAAGTCATGTGAATCTATTGAATGGGGTGCTGTCAAATTCCTTGGCAGTAAAGGAAGACCAGAAGGTCTCTGTGATCAAGCACAGTATGAGAAAACTTATCCAATTCAAAGTATCAATGATTTCAATTTTTATTGCATATATAATTTTCTCAATCATATTCAGTCCTCGCATTGCCTCCTTATTCATCCTGACGGTTTTGTTATTCGACCTTGGTTATGGGATAATTCGTGGTTACAATACGACTACATCGGTGCCCCGTGGAGAGACGATCCAACCGCCTACCTCGACCCCTGGGGTAAGAACCAGCGGGTTGGGAATGGGGGATTTTCCTTACGTTCCAGAAAGTTATTACAAGTTCCCTCGCGTGTGACTGTGCCTTGGGAAGTCAACGAAGGAGACTTCTACAAGCATATGAATGCCGGACTATATAATGAGGACGGAAACATATGTATCCACAATCGGCACATTTTTGAGGAACAAGGATGCGTCTTTGCTCCAGTGGAAGTTGCTGCTAGGTTCTCTAAAGAAGTAGAGTGCCCAGAACACAAAGGTGTCGAGACCTTTGGTTTTCATTATCATTTTCAAGAAATCCGATGACAGTCAAATATTATCCTCTATGGTGGAACCCTTGGCAAGATAAGCATCTTGATCTTGGTGGCAAGTCTGTCAGTATCTCTATTGATAATCTTGATCATGATCCGCGAGCAGATGTAAAAATTTTGTTCTTAGCGGAACCATATTCAATCCTCCCTACAGTAACTGAGGGAGCAGTTCGTAGTGCTTATCACTTTGATAAGATCTATACGTTCACTCAGAAAATTATCGATCAATATCCTCAAGCAGAATTGTTTGAGTGGGGATCTAGTTGGTTAGACTTCAAAGATTTGATTATTGATAAGAGTAACAATGTTACTTTTGTGACTAGTGAAAAAAGTCAGACGATTGGTCATCGAATGCGATTGAAAATTTTTGAAATGCTCAAAGATATTGACGTTTCAAATGGACTTCAGTATTATGCTCATAAGTCTCCTCCCTTCCACCAGAGGAGAAATGATTTTTTTGAAAACGCTAAGTTCCATATCGCAGTAGAAAACTCGCGACAGAAAAATTACTTTACTGAGAAGATCATTGATTGCTTTGCATCAAAGACTGTTCCTATCTACTATGGTTGTCCTAACCTTGGTGATTGGTTCAAAATGGACGGAGTGATTACATTCAATGACCTAGAGGAACTTGAACTCATCCTAAAACATCTGGATGCTGACAAGTATGATTGGAGAAAGGATGCTATTGAAGAGAACTATGAAATTGCAAAACGGTTCCATAGTGACAATGATGTGGTTCCACGCCTCACTAGAAAAATTATGAGCGATTTCCGCTGATGACCGTAAGTTACTGCATCCCAACGCACGATAAAAACCCTAAGTGTCAGCAATATTTGTTTGATATTTTTCATGCTCTGTCCTTACAGACAGATATGGACTTCAATGTATGGGTGTCTGATCATGGTACCTCTAATAAAGTTTTGCAGGCATGTGAAGAGTATGAAGATCTCTTTGAGATCAACTATATTCGTAATGAAAATGCCCGAGGGAATATTTCTGCTAACTCTAACTCTGCTATGCGGTTGGCAGACGGAGAAATTCTAAAGATTATTTTCTCTGATGATATGATTCTTACTAAGAATCTCAACGCAGAACTAATCAATGCTTTCCTAGATCCTAAAGTAGAATGGGCAGTCACTGGATTTGCTCATACCCTAGATGATGGCAAGACGCATTACAATCCTAAGATTCCTGTGTGGAACAACCGACTCTTAGAAGGTGTCAACACATTGAGTTCCCCGTCTATCCTTGCAATCCGCAACAACCTTGGCGTCTACTTTGACGAGGGGTTGACTATGCTCATGGATTGTGATATGTTCTACAGGTTGTACAAGGACCATGGGAAACCGGCAGTGCTAACCCACTACCACGTCTCTAACAGAGAACACGCTAATCAGACCCAAAGACTGCACGAGCACCTCCTTCCCAAGGAAATTGACTATCTGAAGGAAAAACACAATGTTTCTTGAAGCACTTCTTGCACTGACTCCTCTTGACTTCGATCATCTTGCACGAGCAGTGCAGGTTGAATCAGCACGTAACACTCAAGATGAGTTGTGTGTTGCTGTTTCAATCTTGAACCGTGTTAGGTCACCACACTTTCCTAATACGGTTGCTAATGTAGTCTATGCTCCCGGTCAGTATGAAGGATTCTTGAAACGAAGACCTTCTGCTGATTCACGGTTGATCAAGAGACTACAAAACGTTACAGCAATGCAGAAAGCATATAATATTATTGGAGACCGAACTGACTTCAAGGGGCAGTCACAACTCCGTTACCGTGTTACATCTGAGGATCCTATGTGTCATCACAGAGGTAACTTCTTTCACTATCACTGGCAATCATGATTGGATTCAACCACCTCGGCAGACATGGGCGTCTGGGAAACCAGATGTTCCAGTATGCTGGACTGCGTGGCATAGCAGCACATAAAGGATATGATTTCTGTATCCCTCCTAGTAAGTTTGAGGATGAATGGCATGACCACCAATTGTTTGAGTGTTTCAAACTAATAGGGTTGACAAATATTGCTGTGTGTCCTGGACCCTATGTTCAAGAGGCACACTTTCACTTGGATAAGAATCTGTTTGATAATATGCCTGATGGACACAATGTCTATGGGTATTTGCAGAGTGAAAAATGGTTCAAACATATTGAATCCGAGATCCGTGAAGATTTTGAGTTCAAGAATGACATTCGTGATCCGTGTGTTGAATTGATTGGTTCGGTTGACCGTCCTATTGCTTTACATGTGCGTCGGGGTGATTACCTAACTAACTCTGACAACCATCCTCCTTGTACCAAAGAGTATTACGATGCTTGTCTTTCGCGCTTTGATAGTGGCCGCAATTGTATTGTTTTTAGTGACGATCCTAAGTGGTGTCACGAGCAATTTACAGACGATCGGTTTTTAGTTTCAGAAGGTGGAGACAATGTGGCAGACCTTTGTATGATGAGTCTATGTGATGATTTTATTATTGCAAACTCTTCATTTTCTTGGTGGGGATCTTGGTTGAGTAAGAATTCAAATAAAAAAATCCTGGCACCTGAAAGGTGGTTTGGTTCAGGATACACAAAGAATCACAACACATCAGATTTATACTGTGACAACTGGGAGGTTGTAAGTGTCTAAAATTATTGAACAAGAAGGAGTTGAAATTGAAAACCTTGGACTGTATGAGGATCTTCAAATCCAACCAGTAAATTCTTGGGATCTAAGCAAAACTACATTCATCATTCCGTTGAGGATTGAGAGTCCTGATAGGATGCGTAATGTTACAACGTGTCTGATCTATCTCCTCCGCAATTTTGATACTCAAATCATCATCAAAGAGCATGATTTAGAATCAATATTTTTGAGTAAGGTAGTACCCATGCTAGACATGGCACTACCAGTAGATAAGATTAGTAAGATCCATCATATTTTTGAGAAAGCAGATCCCAATAACACAGCATTTCATAGGACACGTCTCCTCAATGACATGTTGATGTTGGTAAAGACTCCGGTAGTTGTCAACTATGATTGCGACATTCTGCTACCAGTCAACTCTTACATCCTGGCACAGAATACTATCATCAATGGGCATTCTCCAGATGGTATTGTGGAACCCGAACCTGTCAAGTGCATCTATCCTTATGGGTATGGTGACTATCAACGTCAGTTGACAATCGATGACAACGATGTGACTCGGTTTATCAATTCAAACTTCAACTTTAGTGCCTTCAATGACAAGGCAAAAGTTTATGATGCTAAGTTTGGGTTCTGTCAATTTTTTGACACGGAAGAGTATATCAGACTTGGTGGAGAGAACGAAGGGTTTATTGCCTATGGTTATGAAGACGATGAAAGGTATGTGAGATTCAATCAGTGTTCTCATGTCATGCGTATGAATGAATTAGTATTTCATATGGAACATACTAGATCAGAGAACTCTTGGTTTCATAACCCATACATTGAACAGAATCGTGCACTGTGGGAAAAACTGAAGGTCAAAACAAGGAAGCAGCAATTAGAATACTATACTAATATTGATTACATGACCGCTCGCGGTGTTGTTGATGGAGTAAGACCTGATGCCGGACAAGAATAAAGCACTCAAAAAACTGGAAGGTTTTCCTTTTGTTCTGTGGGTAAACCTGGATCGTTATCCAGAACGCCGTGAGTACATGGAAGAACAGTTTGATTATTGGGGGATAGAAAAACATCACCGCATCGTTGGTATTGATGGTAAGGAAGATGACCCTGCATCGTATTTGAAGGGAACAATCCCTCACAATATGAATTCTGGGGAGATTGGTTGTGTTTTGAGTCACCTAAATGCAATCAAATACTTTGTTGAACACACTGACTTTGATGAAGTATTCATCATGGAAGATGATGTTGATCTGAGTACTGCTAAATGCTGGACGTTTACTTGGAAAGATGTACGTCGCCGTGTACCAATCAACTTTGATTGTTTACAACTGACTATCATCAATCCAAATGGCATCACTCTAAAACTACATCACAGATTCATCAATGATTTTTCTGCTGCTTGTTATCTAATTACCAGGCACCATGCAACTAAGATTCTAAAGATGCATCAACGCGGTGATCTGTGGAAAATTGATCAGAAAATCAAACCCCGTTCAGTATCAGAGGATCTAATCCTAGACAGTGGTAAGTCATACTCAACTCCACTGTTCAACTACCGAATTGATATGGGTTCTGCTATTCATGAAGAACACATTGACATCTTCCATAAAGGTAGTAAGAATGCATTAGCAGAATTTTGGGAACGTGATGCAGTCGAACATACTGTTGATGACATCATGGAACTTGACGAGTATTGTGGTAGAATACCACCATCTGTATATCTAAACCAAGCAAAAGAACAATGACAGAGCAACCTCAATTTACAGAAATGCAAGACTATGGACACATTGGTGTCTTTGAGAACTTTGTAAAGTGGGATTTTTGTGACAGTGTTGTTGACGTATTTGAATACTGGTACAACAAAAAGTATTATGTTGGTGAAAAATCTGACCATGCTGTAACTACATTGGATGGTAATGAGTTTACCCTAGATCATTTCAATCAAGGCAAGACTCAGTTCCCCAAGGGTGGCATGGGTCGTAAGGATCACCAGTTGTATCTAGAAATTTGTGATCAAAGTATTACTGCACAGGTCAATCAGTGTATTGGTCAAGCGTTTGAAATTTACGTGCAGAAATATAAAGGTCTTGTTGATTCTGCTGATCCTATTTCTTCATGGACATGTAAAATCCAACGCACAGATCCTGGTGGTGGATATCATGTATGGCATTGTGAGAACGGTAACTTCTTGTACCGTGACCGTGTGCTGACGTGGATGATCTATCTGAATGACATCCCCCCTGAGAATGGTGGAGGTACTGACTTCTATCACCAGGAAAAAACTTTCCATCCTAAGAAAGGAACAATTGTTCTATGGCCTGCTACATATACCCATATGCATCGTGGTGCTTTCTTGACTGGCGAACAGTCTAAGTACATTGCTACTGGTTGGTTTATCAGGGAACCTGGTAATGTAACTGAGCGTACTATCAGTCAAGCATTAGGTAATGTTCCACTTCCACAGGAGAATCTAAATTGATATTCTATACATGTATTACAAACGACTATGACTGGGTTCCTGATGCATATTATGACTCCAGTTGTAGGTATGTTTGTTTTCATGATGGATCAATCGAAACTCAGAAAGCACCTTGGGAGTATGTTCTTCTAGAAGAGATTGAAGAGTGCTTCGTAAGAAAATCTTATCACCCCAAACACTTGCCCCATCATTACTTTGATGAGGGTGAGTTTACGGTATGGATAGACGCTTCCTATCCTATTACAAAAGAGTTTGTAGAGTTCTCTAGAGAGATGGAGGAGTTTGACTTTACGATTCAAATTCATCCTGATGAGAGGACTCTGTTTAGAGAGTTCAATAAGTTATGTTCTTATGGATTCTCTGAGCATTCTGAGATCCTGGAGATGGCAAAACTGATGCACTCTAGAGGATACCGTGGTGAATTTTATAAGCAGACTATCAACTGTGTTCTGTGGAGGAGACTGACTCCTGAGGTAATCAAGTGGTGTAATACCTGGCGTGACTGGTACATGGGTGGTGTGAATAGAGATCAGATCTCTAGTTCTATGGCAGAGTACCTGGTACCTGAGTGTAAGATCAATAGGATTCCCGTACAGATAGATTTGAGCAACAGTGGTAGGAAGAAAGAATACATTCAATCATATCCTATTACCAAACCAAAGAACAAAGACATCGTTGATTTGCAGAACAATCTGTACAAGATCTTTGGGTTCAAAGATCTTGTAAAAAATATCATCGATAAAACTATTGATAACATTCCGTTTGAACATGGGGATGAAGTAAAAGACTTGGTTGTCTTTACTTGCGTCACTAATAACTATGATGAATTTCCTGAGGATAGTTACTATGATCCTAACGTTAGGTATGTTTGTTTCCATGATGGAAAGATGGATACTAGAGTGGGACCATGGGAATATGTTGAATTGGATTTGGATATAGAAGATCCTAGAGACTTTGCTTTTTATGTAAAGGCAAATCCACATCAGTTTTTTTCTAAAGGATCAAACACTGTCTGGATTGATGGGTGCTTCAAACTAACTAAAGATTTTATTGATAAAAGTCTAAAGTCATTTCCATTCTCAGTGCTGAGACATGGTAGTAAATTTTCTTTCCTTGATGAACTTTTGGAGGGATATACCTGTGCCTTCTACCCTAGGATAGTTGTTATAAACTTTATATCAGAATTGGGAAAGACTGATTATAACTTCAAAAAATATGCTAGTCCTCAGTGTACGATTGTTTGGAGAACATTAGATGAACAACAGCGTGAGTTTGATGAACTTTGGTATGACTGGGGCAATCGTTTGCTCAACAGAGACACAATTCCTTTTGACATTGCTAGACAATTATCTGGGTATGAACCCCAATTTTATGACAATAGAAATGATTCAGGTATTGAACTTGGGTTCTTCAACAAAGTAGGACGTAGAGGAAAACATCCTCAACATGGTAACTTAGATCAATTTACGACAGCAAATAATTTGTTGCAGGACTTGCAACCAATTACTAAACTAAATCCTAAACTGTATGCTAAGTATGATAAACACGGGTTCTACATGAAACATTATGGAATCATCAATTGAGATCTATACGAGTATAACTGACGGATATTATCAATTACCTCCTACAAAGCACAGGTCTATCTGCTACCATGATGGCACGGTAGAACCA